GGCGGCGACCGTGGTTTTCTATTGGGCGAATGAGCTTTATTGACATGATTTCTACCTTCCGTGATTTTTCCAGTGGAGTCAGGGTCCGATAACTGACAATGTAGCAGGCTGACAGGACATTGTAAATGCTGGAGTTTCTCTGCTGAATGTCAGCGCATCAGGATGTCTCATGGCGGCATACGGTTTGCCGCAAGTTCGGAGGGCTGGCAAGGTGCGGTTTTGGCGTCGACAAGTTGCATTCGGCGGTGGTCCGTTGGCGAGGCCCAGAGGAGCGGGAGCTACAGTTCGGAGCTCTGAGTTTATTTCAGTAGAGTCATAATATAATATAATAATAAACTGAAATAAAAGGGGTTAAGCTGTTGGAATTGTTGGTCAAATTGGCTTTCAGTTTACCAAATTGCTGACTCCACTAAATCTTGACTTGCAACTCAACCTCTCTTTGGGCTATCATGACAGCTGCGATTTCCGACGTTCAATCTCTCGAGCGCCCACGGCCGATCTCTCGCTTACAAGGACCATTCGAATGCCAGACAATCTTCCACGAAAGACTCATATGTTCTCCGCCGTCCAAGTTCAAGACTCCGACGGAACTTGGCGAGTGAAGATTGTTTCTCAACGCGAGAAATTAGACGATCGGGCGAAAGGTATATTCCTCGCCGAATATTCTCAACATGGTCGTATTGGACATGCTGCTCAGGCGGCGGGAGTGACGGCGCAGACTGTCCGTCGACATATGGAAGTTGACCAGGAATTTGGGGAAGCCTGTGTCGAGGCAGAGCACAGCTATCGAGATCGCCTTCTGGAGCATCACCAGTCACTCGTCTTTGAGGGCACGGAGAAGGTCAGCTACGACAGGAACGGGAACATCGTCTCAACGGAGAAGATCTATCCCATCCGGCTCATTGAACTGGAGCTGAAAGCCCACGACGAACGATATCGCGACAAGAAGGAGCTCGACGTCAAAGTCTCAGGTGGTGTGCTGGTCGCTCCTGCTGACGTGTCGTCCATCGACGACTGGGAAGCTCGCTTCGGCGAAGGCAAGGTTATAGAGGGCGAAGCCCAAGAGGGCAGCGACGATTGATCACCGGACGACTCTCTCGGCAGAGGCGTCCTGTCTTCTCTTGGGCTCGGTTGAAGGGCAGCTTCGATCTGTCACTCGGCAGCTTTCTCGGCAGACCGCTCCGATCGCTCACGAGGCAGCTTCAATCTGTCATCCTCGTTCATTCTCGGCAGATCGGTCACTCTCGGCAGATCGGCAGGTCTCGGCCGACGGAGAGATCTCTGCCACAATTCTGCCACAATTCTGCCACAATTCAAAATCGCGCAGTCGATCCGTTCCCCAACCCTCTGCTGTGAGAGAATGATTGCATTTCTCGGTCCAGAACGCAAGTCCTAAAATGCGGATTTCCAATTTATTTTTCAAATCCCATTTTCCGCTTGCGTTCCATCCCGATCTGTGCTAATCGCGCGCGCCCATGCGCCGAAAGAAGGGAGTCCCAAAATAATTTGGTCCAACTGAAAAATAGTGCTTGCGTTCCCAGTTGGGACGTGCCATACTCAAATCACGGTAAGGGCAATGACGCTCACCGCTTAACAGCTAAAGGATAACCACCATGACCAAGCTCGCTTCCACCGCTCGCGTTGCTCCTGCCAAGTCGGCCACTGCCAAGGCCAAGGCCAACGCTCCTGTCCAGCAGTCCAAGGCTCCGGCCTCTGCCCCTGCTACCCCGATTGAAATCGCCCGTGCCAACGTCAGCAAGAAGCTGGAGTCCGGGGTCGGGGTCACCCTTCACACCAATGGCAACTTCATCAAGGGTCTGTCCGCTGAGCCAGTGGTGGCACGCCCTCAGCGCAAGATGCTCCGGGTCATTGACAAGATCATCGGCCATCCGGGCAAGGGCAACTGCATCAAGCGGTTCCACCTCTACAAGGAGGGGATGACTCTCCTGGACTGCAAGGTGACCGAGGGCCTGATCCCCTCCGACGTGACCTTCTACGCTGAGCTAGGCTACCTGACCCTCCGTGATGCGACCGACGCTGAATACGATGCAGCGGTCAAGGCATGGGAGCAGGGCAAGGGCAAGGGCAAGGCCGAGGCCACTGATCAGGCCAAGGTGGCCTGAGGCAGACGGGCGAGGGGCGAGGCGACTCGTCCCTCCCTCCCCGGACCTCCCCCCATCAACGGCGGTCGACAGACCGCCTACGGGAGTGGTCCCGCCCACGTCAACCTGTCCCGTATGAAGAACGAGTAGCCTTCTACAAAAGATGAATGAGATTTGACAATGCCAAAGGTTCTCAATGCAAAGAAAGTCGGCCGTCACCAAGATGGCGCGGTCTATATAGGAAGGCCATCCATCTGGGGAAACCCATTCGTCATCGGAGAGGATGGGGACAGGGACGAAGTCATACAGAAGTATGAGGAACTGATGAGGGGAAGCCCAAGGATGATGGCGGAGGTCAAACGAGATCTTCGAGGCAAAGATCTCATTTGTTGGTGTCACCCCTCCCCCTGTCACGGCGATGTGCTTTTACGAATCGCCAATGAGGAAATCTGAGAAGAGAGCGATGAAGAATAAGCCTTTCTCATTTTTAAGAATCAAGGTGCGCGTCCGTTCACTCCTGGGCTCGTTGGTTGAAAAACAACACTTGCCAGAATCCTTCGTTTGAACTATTATCCTGCATCAGGTTCCACAGGGGATTTGATGTTATGGCTGCTGAGGTTATTGAACTTGGAGCACACGAACGGATGAGTGTTGCCGAAGCACTCGGACTGACGCTCCGGGAGTCGCCTTCCGAAGTATTGATCATCTTTGTTGATGCAGAAGGTGAACTCGGCATTCGGAGTTCAGGTATGGCGAGAAAAGATGCTCTCTGGAATTTGGAAGTTGCGAAATCTATGGTTCTTGAAGGATCTCTTGATGACTAAGATGATCAAGATGCGCTTCAACAATGACTGCTCACTCGCATCCGTAGCGATGGTCACTCGCATTCCATACCCGCGAGTCTTGAAGGCTGCTCTTGCACGAGGGTTCAAGCCCAATGGAGAGTATGGTGCGGATGTCGCTCAGCTTCTGTATGATCTAGGTTGGGATATGGATGTGAGAGTCTACAGTAGGAATAGACCCAGGAGGCCTATTCCTATCGTGCAGCCTTTCATCACCACTGTTCCAAGTGTGAACAATCGAGGTGGATACCACGCGATTGTCGTGGACAGAGGGAGAGTGTTTGATCCGTCGCGAAAGAAGCAGGTGTCTTTTGCGACGTTCATGCGAACGCGTCGCCATATGTATTATCAATTCAGGAAGGACGCAGCGTGAACATCCAGACACCGAGATACCCAGAGAATGTGATCTGGCGACCTCAGGCTGGGAGCCAGGAGGCCTTCCTCTCCTCAACTCCGATCTTTGAGGTTCTCTATCAGGGGACACGCGGCGGTGGGAAGACCGACTGTCTACTCATGTCGTTCGGCATGTTCACAGGACGAGGATTCGGCTCGGGTTGGAAGGGTATTCTGTTCCGGCAGACCTACAAGCAGTTGACGGACGTCATTACGAAGACAAAGAAGTGGTTTCCACAGATTTGGCCTCAGGCGAAGTTCAATCACTCGGAGCATGTGTGGACATGGCCTGGAGGAGAGCAACTTCTCCTCCGACAGTTTAAGAAGGCTGACGACTACTGGAACTATCACGGTCACGAGTATCCATGGATCGGATGGGAAGAGCTCTGTAATTGGGCGACTGATGATGGCTACAAGCGAATGTTCTCGTGCTGTCGTTCGTCCACTCCTGGGATGCCTCGTATGGTTCGTGCGACGACGAACCCGTATGGTCCTGGTCATAATTGGGTCAAAGCTCGCTTCCTACCTGATCGCATGAACATGAAGGTCCGAAAGGATCTTGTGGACGAGGAGGGTCGTAAGGAGCCAGCTCGCCTTTCTATATTCTCTAGGCTACAAGAGAATAAAATACTCCTTGAGCAGGATCCAGAATATATCAGCAAGCTGGCTGCGTCTGCTCGTAACCAAGCTGAGAAAAAAGCATGGCTCGAGGGTTCATGGGACATCGTCTCTGGTGGCATGTTCGACGATGTGTTCGATTCGGACTACAACATTGTCCGTCCGTTCATTATTCCGGATCGGTGGAGAATTGATCGGAGCTTCGACTGGGGCTCTTCCAAGCCATTCTCTGTTGGATGGTGGGCAGTCAGCAATGGCGAAGATGTTCAGCTCAGAGACGGTTCCTGGAGGAGCACAGTCAAGGGAGACTTGTTCCGCGTGGCCGAGTGGTATGGCTGGACAGGGAAGCCCAATGAGGGTCTCCGCATACTCGCCGTCGATATTGCTCGTGGCATAGTGGAGCGAGAGCTCAAGTGGGGCTGGCGCGACCCTCGAGACCCTTCATGGACACGTGTGAAGCCTGGAGTTGCTGATAGTCAGATCTTCGCTGCTGAAAATGGCAACTGCATCGCTACTGACATGGTCAATCGAGTTCGTATGGACGATGGTCTTGTTTACAAGGGGATCAAGTGGGTTCCTGCTGACAAGAGGGCTGGCTCTCGTGTGACTGGTTGGGATCAGATGAGGCGGATGCTCAAGAACGCACATCCATCTCCTCTTG